AGAACGATGGGAGCCACGCGTTAAAGTTGCTAAAGTAAATGTGATTGCAGATCCAGATGAGCACCAATATACAATAACTATCGTAATGTATGTACCAACATTAAAGAAAACTACTAAATTAACAGGGGTTATGGCTAAAGAAGGATTTACAGAGGTTCAAGAAAGAGAGTTTATATAGATTATGGAGGATGTTAAAATAAATTATACATGTTTAATATGTAATAAAAAATGTGCTAATCTAAAAGGATTATCTCTCCATTGTAGAAAAAAACATAAAATATCATTAAATAACTATACACAAACATATTACAATGTTGTCAATATTCCACGCAAAAACATGTATATGCAACGAAAAAAATATAGACAGATAGAAGCTGCGGGGTCCAGTATACAATGTAATATATGTAAACTTAAATTCAAAACTTGGACAGGATTATCTAATCATATCAGACAAAAACATCACCTTACTTCAAAAGATTATTATGATATGTTTAATAATGTAGGGAAATGTATTAAATGTGGTAAACTAACTAGATTTAAAAATATTAATATAGGATATTTTAGATATTGTTCCCTTGAATGTTCAAATTTTGACCCACGCATAATAAAGAAAAAAATAAATAAAATGTATCAAACATTATTAGATAAATATGGCACCAAACATACAATGCAGATCCCGGAATTTAAAAGAAAAAGCAATACGGGGGCATTAAAATTAACAAATTACATTTTACCATCTGGAAAGATTATAAAAATCCAGGGGTCATATGAGCGAGATTTTTTAAATTTCGCACTTAATCAAATCAATGAAAACGAATTTGATTTTGATAATATTCCCTTTTTTAGTTATTATATGAATAATCAAAAACATATTTATTATCCGGATTTTTATATTAAAACAAAAAAATTAATAGTAGAAATAAAATCAACTTATACACAAAAACTTCAAGGGGAAGAACAATTAAGAAAAAAGGAAGAAAGTGTATTAAATAATGGTTATAATTATATAACAATTTTGAATAAAAATTATAATGAATTTATAAACAAATATGGAGAAAAATAGTTATGGCAGAGTTTCCAATTCCAAGAGATGGATATTTATCGTTTGACGCATTTACGTTAAAACAACATATAAAAAATGCATTGAATAAATCTGGTATTTTTACGGATCAAAACTACGATGGTAGCTTCATATCAACCATTATAGATATAATTGCATACACTTTTCATGTATTAATGTTTTATTTAAACAAGAATAGCACAGAAACCATGTTCACTGAAGCTCAATTATATGAAAACATTAATCGTATTGTAAAAATGTTGGATTATAAACCTCTTGGCAATTTTACATCTATATTATCATTTGACGTTCAAGCTGGTGCAGCAATTCCAGTTGGATCATATGTTATTCCGCGTTATTCATATATAATAGCCAATAATATTCCTTTTTCGTTTATTGAAGATATTTCTTTTATTAAAAATCAAGAAAATAAAGTTGAAATATTAGAAGATGTAGGAAAAAATAAATTATTATATCAGGGTGTTTGGCGCGAATATCCTCTTTATACTGCAGTTGGAGATTTAAATGAATTAATTTATTTGACACCGGGAAAAAACATTATTATTGATCATTATAATATCGATGTATATATTAAACCCGCAAATACTCAAAAATGGGAAAAATGGGATCGAACGATGTCGTTGTATTTAGAGAATGGATATCGTAAAGTTTATGAAATTAGATATAATGAAGATAAACAATATGAAATCAAGTTTGGAAATAATATCAATGGATTGAAATTAAACCAGGGAGATCAAGTTGCAATATATTATTTAGAAACTAAGCTAAAAGATGGAGAAGTTGGTGTATATGCTCTTAGAAATAAAGTAATGAATACTTTTAAATCTACACAATTCTTGAATATAATGTCTGATTTAAATCAAAGTATAGGTTTAGAATATGTAACAGATAATTTGTTAGCAGAACTTTCTTTTAATAACGGGGGAATTTCAACATATTCATCTACAGAAGAAAATGTCGAAACAATACGCCAAAACGCACCAGGTGTATTTAGATCACAATATAGATTGGTGACTGAGGGTGATTATTATACATATATAACTACAAATTTTTCTAGACTTGTACATGATGTTAAAATATTTAATAATTGGGCATATTTATCCCAATATTTGAAATATTTTTATGATTTGGGATTAACAAACCCCGATAATATATCTAGGGTGTTATATAATCAATTAAACTTTGCAGATGCATGTAATTTTAATAATGTATACGCTTTTATTGTACCCAAAGCAGTGTCTGATAGTGTTGGTATTTCCTATTTGAGCCCAGCTAATAAACAATTAATTATTAGTACTACAGATTCAATAAAAACACTTACATCTGAAACAATTATTTTAGATCCTGTATATTTGGGTTATTCAATTTGTGCTCCTGTATCGGATCCGACAATAGAATCTGCAGATAATTCGTATCTCAAAATAATTAAAGATCCAATGTCTAAACGAGACGATTTAAGTATAGTCCAAGACGTTGCTCTTATATTTCAAGATTATTTTCGTAGAGATAATACAAAATTGGGCCAGACAATTGATTTAATACAAATGACTTCTGATATTTTAAATGTTCCAGGAGTTAAAAAAATATATACTGTATCAGAATCAACTGAGAGTTCTTTTGAAGGTATATCATTTTTACAATGGAATGTTGTTTATCCAGAAGCAGATATGGAAGTGATTTTTAACAATAGAACATTAAGTAATTTTATGTTCCCATTACTTATTGATGAAAAATTATTGTCGGGTGAAAAAATTAAGGTAGAATCGTCTACTAAGAAATATCAAGCAATTGAATACTAATGAATATATCTTTTAATTATGATTATAAACATGTTATTTGGCCAAGTTTAACAGCTGGACCATTTACAGTAATGTTTACAACTACATCTACAGATGCATGTTTAGAAAAGTATGAAGTATTGTTATGTTCATATTGTTCTAATTCATATTCACATTTTAAAGTGGCAGATGAAGATAATTTACATTTAATTCCAAGATGGAGATTTTTGGATAATAATTTTAATATTGTATCCAGTATTCCGATTAATAACATGGTTCAAGGCCCTGGTGGCTTAACGGGTTCAGCAATATTTTATTATGTAGATGATATGCCGACGGTACCATCACCCGTATATTTAACGGCAGAAATAAGCAATATTTGTGAACCATTAAAATGCTGTAATGTTAACAAGGGAGAACTTGAATCAAAAGTTATAGATACTATACCTTTATGGATAAATGAATGGTATCCTAAAATGATTAAATATACTACAGATGGTATAAATAATTTTTCAACAAAATGGGCAACATTTCCATTTAAGTGGTATGCAACATTGCATGATATAATTGATGGTATACCCGGGCCAATTATTTTTAGCTATTGTAATTCTAATAAACATAACTGTGAAACATCATTATTATCAACAACTGTAAAAATAATACCAAATCAGATTCCTTATGGAATATGTAATGATCATATTAAAATAAATGCATTTGATAAAAAAGGAAATTATGGATGGATTAATGGTACAGTTGCGATTACTGGTATAAGTCTCAATGATACCGTAAATGCGCATATTACAGGTAATATTAATATTGATTTGTCTGCAAACAACAATTTACCCGTAGCTAATAATTTTATGTATATATCTAATTCTGCTACAGGAGATATATTTAAATTAAATATGGTTCCATCAATTGATGATTCAATTGAATTTTTTAAACAACCGAATATTTGTTATAATTTTGATTTATTAGACAATACCGGCGTAACATATAATTCTTCTAAGTATCAAATAAGTACAAGTGGAATGCATTGTTTTGCTGTGTGTGATAATTATACCTGGATAGGAAATAAGTCATCAAACATAATTTATAAAGTTGATATATTAGGAAATGTTATACAAACAATTAATTTAAAACATGTAAACGGTAATACAATAACACATACCCCATTAACAACTGGGTTATCAGTAGACGTATCTTCGAAAACATTTTTATATAACATTGCAACTAATATTAGCCCTGATCCTCTTTCTGCGGAGTGTATATGTTTTAATTTTTACGCTTCTGCGACGCAAATATTAATGGATAAACTTTCGACTTTAGACATTAATATAAATGACAATGTATACTCTTGGCAAACCATAGACAGTTTCAATAAAACAATAGAATTACCGAACAATACCACAACGGTAAACATTTCAATATCTGGTAATCTTTTAAGCGAGCATGATTGTCATATATTGTCCAATACGCCGATCATCAATCTTATTAATTATCAGTTAAGTGACATACATTATTGCAATAATATATCCTTAACAGACATTGCTGTTAATGGAAATCATAATCTTTTTGTATTAATACAAGATGGAACAAAACCATATGTTTATAAATTTGATAAAGATGGAACTTTTTTAGGAAACATTATTGATTTCGGACCTGCAGTACCTCATACCGGGGTAGCTATTGATTGCACAATATATAACCATATTGTAGTACTAACTACGTTATTTGCCGACACGTATACCGAAGACGGATATCAACTAAAGGGCAATGCTGGCCCGCCTCGTGTTAATATATTAGCAGACATCACAGAGAACAAATTTTGGTTATTTTATAACAATCAAATACAATATAATAGAGTAACTCCAGGGTCGCCGTATCCAATATATACAGTTGAAGATTTAAACAATATTAAATATGTAGCTATTGATAATGATGGTAATCCATGGTTCACGTGTGATAGCGACGACGTAAGATGTTTGATACGAGATGGTTCATCAATGTTTAGTCTTAGTAGTATATTTGATGATATTCCATGGGAGGGGCATGAAATAGGCGGCATTGGTTGTAGTATATATAATGATTTATGGGTTTTAGATTCAACAGATGGAAAATGTTATGTTATTGATTTAAATTTATTGAATACTTCATCACAAAAAATAGATGAATTCAGTATTGCATTAAATCAGCCAATACAAGTACAAAATGATTGGACAGGAAATAAATGGTATCAAAAATATAGCAGATCAAATAATAGTACCCAACAATATAATATTACGGGTGCAAGTAATATATTCAATATTCGCCCTTTTGAGTTACCGTTTGAATTAAGACGGTTTAATGAAAGTCGGGACATTTCAAAAGATATGCGTTCTTTTGCTATGGCACCACATATGAACATAAAATATAATTTGTGGGAAAACTTTTTTGGAAATGCGGTGGGATTAACAATACCAGGACAACAATTAGGAAGAAAGGTATATGATAGAATAGCTAATTTTCCAATGTATCATATTGATATTGACGATTGTAATGTAAAACAATTATATTCTATTGCGGCTTATTTAGATGTACCAATAGACGATTATAATTTATCATATCCGCCAGAATTGTTGAGACTAATAGATATAGGATCAGTAAAACACAATAGAATATGGGGCGAAATAGTTAAATGTAATTTGAACATTACACAAAATAAAATATGCCCTCGTTGTGGATATAGACATAGTAATTTAGGAGATAAAATTGAAGATCCATTTACATATACAGTAACCGCCGGTATGTCATTTATAAAGCATGATAGAACTGTTATTTCACCTGATGGTTGGACATTAGAGTATCCACCAATGTTTATAAATTCTTTATGGAAGAAGGTTGTTCTTAACGGAATAAATGGGTATAAACCACATGATATATCTGCAAGTAGTAATGGAAAATATATATTAGTGTGCAATTATAATCAAGAGTTTGCAGCCTTCCCAAATTATTATATGAGTAATGATTATGGAAAAACCTGGATGTTTGTTGATATTGGTGATATTGTTGGATTCAAATATGTTTCATTTGTAAATGTAAGTCAATCTGGAAAATATATGACAATATCCTGTCATTCAAAGCGTATAAAATATAGTGACGATTATGGGGTTACATGGTCAACAATACAAATCCCCGTTCAAGGAAGCCAAGTACTGACTCACGTTCGTATAAATGACACGGGTGATATGCTAGCATATGGCACTCAACCGGGATATTCATATTCCTATATATATTATAAAGCCCATGATGATGAGAATTGGCCTGTTTATGGAAGATTAGTATATGATAATGCCATTGATCCAACATTTACATATATCGCATATGTTAGATCGAGCACAAAATTAATAATATATAATTTTAGAACTGGTCAAGCATACGATAGGGATGTATTGCCACCACATGATCCATGGTATCACACAGTAAAAATAGTAGGTATTACAAATGAAAAAACAGTTTATGTGTTAGATAAATCTCAATCAAAACTGTATTATATTGCCTATAATGATACGATGTTAAAGGAAATAATATTACCCCCAGAATTAATTGGCATTATAGATAATATAAAGATTAATGGATCAGGAGAAACTATTTTAATTACAACAAATTCAGATGAAATATGGAATAGTTATAATAATGGTAAAACATGGTCCAAATTTGTCCCTTCTATTCCTTTTACTCATAATACCGATAATGTTTATATCAATGATTCTGGTGATGTTCAATTAGTTTATGGTGATTTAAATACACTTTTTAGAAAAACTGGTAAATTAGAACAACTCATTGCTCAAAATAAATATATGGATTCATTATGCTATAAAGACAAATCAACATTTGAATATGTGTCGGTATACCCATTAGTAAATTTATCATCATACGATCTTGATTTTTGTGGCCCCTATGATTTCTATGAATATAAAGATGGATTTCCAACCGTAGATGATTGTGATCCCCTTAATCCTAATTATGTACAGGGGGCGGGATATATAAATTGGAATGATGAATGGACCACATTAGACTGGTGGCCAAATTCAGCATTAAATTTGTGGTATGGAAATAATGAATTGTATCAAACTGCAATAGAATACGAATTGTTAAGAGGATTACAGTTAAATTCTAATACATGTAAAGTAATTAATTAAAGTATGGCTAAAGTTTTATCAAAATATGTTAATCTTCCAGATATCAGTCAACAAGATGTTGTATATCAATCACAAAAGGACTATGTCGAAGCGTTGTCCTATAATGCCAAACTTAAACCAAAAGGTGATTTAGAAAAACCATATAGTTTTAGAGAATGGTACAATACAAGATATAACATTTTACCCGGACAAGAATATACTCTTTATAATAAGTACTTATCACAGTGGTATGAAGATAGAAAACAGTCAGGAATTTCGACCAATATCGATACACAAGATGCGTACGTACAAATTTTAACACAAATTAGAGCATTAATAGATGTTAATCTCCCGGATATAGATGTTAATGACCCAACTACAATAGTTGATAATATTTCTATATATTCTCAAAAAATTAAAGATATAACACAGTATTTCATAGCTAAAAAAGAATCTTTACGTAAAGCTAAATTAAA